ATACATTTGCATAATTGCGTGGGTTTACGGCATTCCCCGCAAAATGGCATTGTTTTACCAGTGCCATTACGTTTTAACATTTCTCGCTGTTCATAAAAATGTTTTTCACTATCTTGTAGACAATACTCGACTACTTTAAGTAAAGGAACATTCATTAAATCTGCACCTTCAAACTTGATAGGTTCAAAAATGCATTGTTCAGTTTCTTTGTTAAATTGACCTGAGCCAGACAAGACCTTGGTTTTCCGTTCTTGAACTACGGCTCTATACACATCGCAATCCCACAAATCAGGTATATCAGGTTGTTGTACTACTCCATCAACAGTATAATAAGCGTTAGCTTTTGCTGAATCGAGAGCACTTGAACCTTCTTTTCTAAATTGTGGCTTTACCCGTGGTACGATGTGTACATCCCCTCTTCTAAGTACTGAAGCGGGGCAATTCGAATAAATATTCGCATCCAAATCCATAACATTACTAGTTACGGTAACAAATTTAGGCTCAATCGAAATCTTACCTTTCTCAGAAACGTCTGCCATTACGGCAGACTCTCTGATGTTGTTAATAATCTTAATTAACATTTGTGCGGGATTACCCTCTACAAACTCCGAAGTGGAATTGGCGAAGTCGTCAAATTTCACAACTGTCATATAAGATTTATAATTGGACATGTATTTATCCGAAGAGTTATAAGTGCAAACTTTATCGTCTCCAGCGTCGATATCGTTATACACAGCACAGGCTTTGTAAAGGATGTCAGTAACATCCGACTTACCTAGCCCGCTTCCACCAGTAACAAAAATAGCATATGGTCTCTCACGGAGACCTCCTGTCACTTTTGTTTGTTGATAGGCACAAAACTTGGCTTTCAAATTCTGTAAACGCGCAAAAACTAATCGCTTCTCAGACGACGTTCGAAGTGTTTCATACATTAATTCTGTATCTTTGATACACTTCTCCATACGATATGCAAACTGATGAGGAGATATTTTAGTAAATCTTTCTAAATTGCCTGGTAAGGCATATTCACAAAGATCCAATAACTCCAAATACTCTGCATCTAAGCGAGCGGCAGCATGGTGCGTAAACAAAAATGGCATAAATGATCCTGTTGCATAAGCAGCATAACCACTTTCTGCCAAAAACTGTAAAGTTTTAAAAGCAGCATCTATCATACTGGTGGCGTGAACCTGTTCCTTGCGAGCTTCTATCGCAAATAAAGTCAAATTTCTAAATTTGATATTAATAGGTCCACAGGCGCCCATAGTGACCAACATGGTCAACAAATCCTGTACTTTAGTAGCACAAGGATTGTTTAGGGCTAACTGCCAGTTATCACCAGCAGTTCTTAAACTATCCAACCAACTTGGGGTTGTAGTATCCTCTGCTTGTGCTTCAATTTTGTCAGAAGGCTCTAAAGCCAAATATTTAAGTACTCCATCGAAAACGCTTTTGGTTATAGCTTCTCGATATTCAGTACGTAATATCAAGTACAATGTTCCAGCAAATTGCTTGGTACTTGTACACTCTGACAATGCAGCATAAGCGGCAACTGCAACTTCTATACGGCTCAATATCTCAGGTGTAAAATCACCTTTAGACATTTTCTGCCATGCGTAAGAAGCTGCAGCCCTCTCCAACAATCCCTGTGGAGAAATATCAGTGTCCTGTTCTGGCAAATCATAATGATATAATTTAGAAACTGTATTCAATTTCTTAATAAGCCAGTAATCACTGCCATAATTCTCCACCATATACTCTTCGCGCTTGCGAATGGCCACTTCGGCCACAGAGTATTTAGTATCTAACCGAAAATCGGTTGGATATACCTTTACCTTGCGTCTGACATCTTTAATCGTTATTTTGTTTAAAAGTTCACTGCTCATTGTATAAATAATACCAATGAGCCGAGTGAACAATTAAACCAAAGGAGGTTTAATTTGTTCAACAAACGGCACGAGTTTTAATAAAGGAGGCCCATAAAGGGCATTAAGGCTTAAAGCCATCCTAAACGTGTAACTGCAGACTAAGAGCAAGCTCTTTCAAATCTACACAGTCCTCGAGCCTACGGCTCCGCGCCACCATAAATGGTGACGCGTGGGGTGTGGGGTTGTGTCTTTCATATTGCGCCACACAACTAGCGCGAGATACTCCAAGAGCAGGGCATGCCATGCACTCTTGAGGCTGTTAATTACAGCTTTAAATCTATAGACTGTTTAGAGTCGGTCTACTGATTAGTAAGGACTATTGTGTGCAAAAGGTGAATTGTCTATCACCACTATCATTAGAGAATGTGCTAATTCTCTTCAAGTTTTGCATAAAATACGTTCAGCACGTTTCGGAAAAAACATCATTAGTCAATCTAACCAAATTGACTTCAATTTAATCCAGGTGTGAAAACCGGTTAGGGGTGGGTGGGAGGTAGTTTAAGTCTCACCATACTTGGAAAAAGGTTGGCATATATCAATCGCTAACCTCGTAGCCTTCTATATAACCATTAATACTTGCAACCATTAGGAATCCTAATACTGGTAATGCCTACAGGCAAATGCAGATATAGAAACTTCTCTACAACCATTTAAACTGCAACCATCAGAGGAACACTCTGATGCCTACAATCAAATGCCTGCACGGATACTTGTGATCCGAAGTTATATTGATATATAGGTAAAGTGTTCAACTCTACCAAGTTCTGCGTACGCATAAATGCGTACGCA